CCTTGCAATAATCTTCTCAATGCGCCCGCCGTTTGTGGCGTCTGCCGTGAACACGGTGGCAATGGTGCCGGATGCTCCATCCCTTGCGGCGTTGGCAGTGATTAGTGCGGCTGGAGCCCACTGAATGTCAGGGGCGAGTGAAAAGATCGGGGATATATTTGCGGGCATGGGAACTCCTTAAGGAAAAAATAAATTGCGGGCTAAAACTTTACCCAATGAAACATCGGCCGCCCTAGTGTTTTCAATTCTTATTGTATCGTTTCCGGAAAAGCCGGAAATACCTATGCCCGTTCCAGGAATAAATGTAAGGATATCGCCCTGGGTTGCTGAGACAACCAGAGTTCCGTTGGCATTAATTGTTCCGTAATCGGGCGATTGCGCGCCGGCGCCCGGTGCATTTATTAGTTTGTGAGCGCCGTTCGCGGCCTTGAACCATAAATTGCCCGTAAAATGATCAAGACCTAGCTCTCCGTTAGCCAAGGCACTTGGTACGGCTCCAGAAGAACTAGCCTGCTTGAGGCGTATTACGTTATTGGCCATTTATTATTTCTTCTTATTTACTTTTTTCAACTCATTGATTGTTTCATTTAACGAAACAATCACTTTATCTTTATCATCAATAACCACATTCAGAGAATTAATTTGCCGGGCAAATTGATCTACCTGAGATGATTTATTTTTTAAGGCATCTCTTTCTTTTTTGGCGGATACTAATTCTGCGACGAGAGCGTCATAAACCGTATCTTTTTCACCAACATCAATCTTTGTTTCGTCAATAATGGCTTCTAATCTACGCAGTTCAACAAATTGTTCATCAATTAATTTATTTTTTCCATCTAAGTCTTTTACTATAACTGCATAATTAGCTTCGGCGGAAAATTGTGCGTGTAATGCTTTGTGTAAATTACCCAATACTATGTCAATGTATACGTTAGTCAATTCCTCGGACATTATTTACTCCATTTTTTAAAATCTATTGCTGACATATTATACCTCCATAAAGTTTACCCCGTGGAGATATATAGGCGAAAAGTATAGTGCGCTAAAATGTACCACCATCGAGATCGGCAAATACGGGAGCACCCGAAACGTTACCCTGTAATACTTTTCCTTCGGTTGGTGCAGTCGTAATCAGCAATGCTCCGTTTGCTCCTGCGCCGTATATAACACCGTTTAGTGCAAAGGATGATTGGCCTGTGCCACCAAATTGAACGTTAATCGTTGAGGCTTGCCATGTGCCGATGGTAAGTGTTCCTAGTCCTGTGATGCCGGTATAAGAACCTGACACGCGGGCGGAAGGAATAGTACCAACAGAAAGAGCCGTTGCGTTGGCATAACCATCTGTGTGGAGGCGACCAAGAGCGGATGCGCCCGATAGAATGTTGTTTGACTGTGCTGTCCACCAATCATTGGTTTCATCCCAGTAGATTGCAGCGTTTGAGTTTGTGTTGCCGCGGTTAACAACAAGTCCCGAATCTTCGGATGGAGCAATACCAATAGGAATATCGGCATTCAATACCAACATATTGTCGCCAATATTCAACTGGTTTGTATTGGCAAAAAATGTTGTGCCGGACATAACAATATCTCCGGTGAATGTTTTATTACCTCCAATTGTTTGGGTACCGGTTGTTCTAACTACGGTTGAGTCAACAGATGTTTGAACGATTGTATTGCCGGTGTTTGCGATAACAGCGGTTGTAATACCATCGCCACCAAGTATGTTTAAATTATCACCGGCAGCAATAACGTCTGAGCCAGTATTGCCTTTAACGGTAAATGTAGAACCTGCCGCGATTGCAACGTTGGATGCACTAGTGATGCGGCCTTCGATATCAACCAGGAATGAAGAATATGCAGAACCATCGGTTGCGCCATATAGACCTGGCGTAACGCCGGTATCAGTAAGATCAACAGTTAGTGTAATATTTGTTGAACCATCAAATATGACGTTAGCGGTTGCGTCACCGGCCAGAGCGATATAACGACCGGTTGTTAACGTGTTGGCTGTATTTGCTGGGCCATGCAAAGCACCAACATGTTGGGTCCCTGTAATAATTCGGCCCGAAAAATCACCGTCGTTGGTGCGCTTTACGAGATTATTTGCGTTATTTGCTGAGGTTGCACCGTCAACGATATCAACATAATACTTACCGCCGATGGTTAAAACGCCGGTACCAGCAGCATTACCCATATATAATTTATCAGAAGCAAACGAATATGCAGGTTCAGCTATATTAAGACTGCCTGCTGTTGGTGCCGCTGTAACTGCGCTCCGGCGGAATTTAATTACGGTATTGGCCATTTTTGGTCCTTACTATTATTTTTGCCTAATCTAGGACAATTTTTTCTTTTGTTTTACTTTATTAAAATGTTCCGCCATCAATAACCGGAATGACTTTTATTTCGTATTTGCCTGTAACATCATTCCACACCAATACTTCGCCGTTATCCGAATCCGATGCGTCCACATCCGTTAATCCGGCAAGAGTACTCGAGCCTGATCCTGATCCTGTTGCATTGATCGCCAAGGACCTAACTGTCTTGGTTCCACCTGTTCTATTTATAGAAATGCGATTTGTCATTAATTCACCTTAGGACTTACAAAGACCGTGCCTTCCATAACTTTTGACACCGTGGCTCCATTATTAATGAATACACTGTAAATATATCGGCCGGCTTTCAATAAAGAGGTATTAGCCGCGGTCATTGTCATTTGAATTGCACCATTTGGGCCATCACTAATTGACGTTATAATATTGCCCGATGCGTTGGCACTGGTTGCGGCCCGCTTGAGTTTAATTGTATCTATTGTATAGCTGGATAGATTTAGGTTTGCGGACGTTACATCATCTGCAATAGTGATTGTATCGTTGAAAGTCGCTCCGGCATCTATGTATAATTCTGCATATGCTGACATTTAATTATCTTTCTTATACAAATTATAGATCACTGTCAGTATTTGCAGTGTAAAATAGATTTATTCCATGTAGGCGGCCGTCAATAGCAAGAGTGTCTGCGGCAAGGGTCGCGCCTCGGCTTATAGCCAAAATCAACAAATCACCATCCACAGGAGAACCGGACGGAGTTATAGCTGCACTCTCGGCGCCAATATAAAGAATATTTGCAGTACCGCCAGAAATCGTAACGGTAATTGGGGTTGAATACGCAACGTCTATGCTATCACTGGTGCTGGCTACGCAAGCCGCCAAGTTCCATGATGCTGAACCGGCCGAGGTTGTTAGCTGAGAATATACTGGGGTAAAAGTAATAGTTCCTTTATCCCATGATTTTGGCATTCTAATTTGAAGTTCGGCCGTTTCGACGGTTGCAGGATCAAAATCATATGTTTTATAATTTATGGAATTCGTGGTTGAAACAACTTGATTCAGTGCAGGACCATTGGTCAAACGCGCCTGGAAGGCCGCGGCCGGAAGCCACATTGTTTGCTTGCCGGCGCCAAGCACCTGACCATTTTTTAACAGATTTGTGGCCGAAAATCTAACCGTGCTGTTGGCTGGCATAAGATCAATACTTATGGTATTGTTTCCTGTTGTCATAGTCAACGGAGTGGTGTTGCTACTTGTATTGATTGTGGTGACTGTTAATGTTGACATTATTTTCCCTTAAGCGATAACGGCTCGACCACCAGTAGTGATCGTCAAAACAATTCCTGTATTGACTACCAGTGGTCCTACAGCAATTGCTCTTTCTGTTGCATCTATTGTAACGTTTGCATTCATATATGCATGATTGACTCTAAAGATATCGCCAATGTTATTTGCGTTACCAATTGTTCCTCGATTACCTTTGAAATAACCTCCGCCGGTTGCATTGTTGGCGGTGTCAAAGGCGGCCGATGCAATAACATTTGCTGCGTTAGCCTTATTGAACGCACCCGAGGCTATAACTAATGTTGCATTTGTATTTGCATTGACAGTAAAGGCGAATAAATTGGCTGCGTTGGCCTTATCATATGCACCGGACGCAATAACATTTGCTGCGTTAGCCTTATCAAATGCAGGACCGGCAACGGCGCCGCTGTTGGCTTGTGCATATGCTCCAACTGCAATCATATGAACCGCATTAACGGCGTTAGCTGATGCTATATTTGCAGTGCTTTGATCATTTGTTCTGGAACTTAGAGTGCCAACATCAAAATAAACCGTGGCGCCGAGATTGGCGTTGTTGCCGCCTGATACAACCAGCGTTGCTGAATTTGAAATAAATTTAATATATGAATTAGCAAGTTTAGCATTTGTGACTGTTGCATCTGCAATAACAGTGGCCACGTTGGTTAGAAGTCCGCCGTCACCTTTAATCAATCCCGAAGATACATTAAGGGTAACGCCGGAGCCAACCCCGCCTGCATTTGTTAGTTTCAAAGTACCGGTGGAATTTGCTTGGCCTTCTGTTGATAAATTGGCAACAGTGATCAATTCATTTGTTTTGTTCATCCATGATAGGAATGTATCTACTAGGGTTACAAGTGATATAGCCATTAGTTACGCCCCATCATTAGGTTCTTTAGAATTTCGATATCGTTTTCCATTTTTTCCAATTTATCCCGCAACTTGCGGTTTTCGATCAATAAACGCTTCTTTGCGATATAGTCATTTTTGACCTTTAAATCTGTTTCCAAAAGGGCCATGTTTACTGTATCACGCACCAGTGTTTTTTCGTCGGTTTTTATCAGAGACATTATAGGTTCTCCGCTGGTAGTGCAATGGCGCGCACATCAAAGACTACAGGGTATTTAACTGTATTTTCTGACAGCATGACAATTTTCACCGCATATTGATTGAATGAGCGGTATGTGTTTGTGCCCGAAGTGTAGGTAATTGAGTTGGCCGAAGCATATGGACGATATTCATATTCCTTATTGTCATATTCGTTTAGCGATTTGATAGTTGAAGGAGTTTTCTGTTCCATAAGAACATAGGGCTGCTTCTCAAATGCCACTGGGTCAAGAGAATTGCGAATCTTGTAATACACCTTAAGGTTTGTGCCGATTGGCTTATATGCAGTTAGCCACACACGTAAATCTCCGGAGTCGAAGCCTTCCGCTAAAGTTACTTTTTTAGAAATATACTTTGAAACGGCCGGACCACCCGAAGGATTGATTTCGCTGGTTACGGAAAATGTTTGCGTATTTGAGCCCGATAGTACCACGATATTTGCGGTATTGATATAATTTTTACCGCCATCTGTGATGACAAGGTAAGAAATACCGTTAGAGGCAGTGCCTGAACCTGCGGTGTTACCAATGGCATAACCAATTGCTGTTGTGGTTGCATCGCCTCCTGTGATCACAAGGGCCACATTAGAGTTTTGTGCCCAACCAGAACCTTCATTTGTGATTGTAATATCAGCATTTCCGATGTTTGCATTGTTGATGATATTTTCGATGGCCAGAACATTATAGTTTTTTGAGAAGATGATTGGAGATACATCTGGATCGGATGAAGTCAGAGTAGCACGTAGTTTGTACTTGCCTTCATTATCCAATATCAAACGCGCACTTGGAACAAAGTTTGTATCCGGTACAAAATTAGCAAATGATACACCCGCATCAAACGATTGCGCATATGATACAGCGGTATTGCGTACAAACAAATCGTCGGCGTGTGTATATACCATGTCCATAGGAACATTGGCTGTTGGGGACACGTTATCAAATACAACAGAACCAGAAGTGGTGAATTGGCACTGATACAATTTGAACATCAAATCTTCTAACTGAATTGCATCCCAGGTCGAAGCATTTTGTGATTTGAAGAATGAACCAACATATGGTTGTTCGGAAACTTTGCGGGTTGAACCAATAATAGTGCCGCCCAATTCAGAAATCCAAACTTCATATTCGGTACTTGGTGAAACAACAACCATTGAATATTCGCCGGGTGGCAAATATAGGGGTGATGCGAATTTGAAATACGTGCCCACTTCTGGAATGATGGAACCGGTTACATATGGTGAAGATTCATACGTGCGTATATCTTCGGCCTTGACGGTAGAAATACCGCCATCCATAATTTCATATGAAGATGGATAGCCGTTTACAACAGGACGTATCTGTAGGGTAATTGGCATAATTTCATCTTTGCTGCGAAACCAAATTTCAACCTTTGAGAGGAAGATACCATTGGTATGTTCATCATCATTTACAAAAAATGTTTGTGCAATAGGATCAGTGCGCCCGCCGTTGCCCTGCGAAGGAGTCCTGGGCCGAGGAGGTGTTACTGGCGGGGTTACAACAGTTGAAACTGTTGTTTGGGTATCTCGCAAAATAATACTATTGCGTACTTCCTGCAAACCAGATGCCGAGAATTTATATTCGGCCCGTGTGGTGCAATCATTAGGATCACCAGATGGATCGTCGATTATTTTGAATATACGTTCGCCGGTACGGAACATTCCCGGCGGAACCACAAATGTGCCAGCAATTGTTCCTTCACGCGAAATGCGGAAGTCTGAACCATCATTTGTTGCTTGTGACCAATTTATACCAAAATCGGCTGCTGGACGAATACTTGGCTCATCGGGAAATAGCTGCGCAAACGTTTGCGATAGCATAAGTGTTTGTGTAACGTTATTGAAACCAACAACATTTGCTCGCGCAGCGCGAATTCTGTTTTTGCCAGCACCTTGGCCGCCGTGTGGAATAATAGTGATGTTATTTGAGCCGCTGGTTCCCCAGAAGTTATTTGCGGTGAATTTGGTTGCGGAATGTAGATTTAGCGTGTTGCTTGATACGCCTGAGAATCCTCCACCGCCCTTTTTACCCAGACGTTCAACACCACGCACAACATGGCTTTTGATAGTTGAAGTGTTTCCGGTTACGGAACCGGTGATACCTGCGGTGTTTGCCCAGATACCAAACGCATTTGATATTTCTAGAATGCGGCGGCGGCCGCGATCATTGCCAGCATCATCATTATCAATGTCTCGGCGGCTTAGTCGGATAACAGCGTTGTTAGCCGAGGTACCTGAGATTAGCGAATCGTTGTTTGAAACGCCTTGGTTGAAAACAGCAATATCGGCGTTCGCGCTCAATTCCAATATATCGGTCGAAATTATGTAATCTGTAACATTTACATCATCAAAGAAGAACCATACTTTGCGTTGGGGCTTCATGCCTTGCGCGACGAAATTGATTGACTGAGGACGCATAAACGGAATAATAGAAATGTCTATAACACCGTTATCAAAAGTGGATTGCTTAGTTGTAGTTTGTGTAGTCGTGGCAACTACAGCAGTTCGGCCGCCGCCAGTCGTGGGCGTGCCGCCCGTAGTTACGGTTGCACTAGAAACAACTGTTCCGTCTTGCAATATTCTTGGTGCTGTTGCCATGTCGTAAATTTAATCCTTTGTGGTCTATTTATCGGCTTCTGCGGGTGCCAAAATGAGTCAATTGCATGTTATTTGTCGTGGTAAATGCATTGTTTCTAACGTTTGCGCGGGCCTGGTTCGTAACATTGTTGGCCACAAGGTCGGAGTTTACTTCGCCCAAGTTGACAATAACATCTGGTGCTTGAACCGTATCAATCCAGTTATCTGCTGGTGGGTCCATAACAATAGAACCAATGAAATCAGCAAATAGATAAGGCTGCACGTTAACAAACTTGGTGGCCGTTAATTGACTGGCCAATTCAGTTTCCGTGTAAGATAGTAATGTTTTCTCACCAAGAGTTTTGATTGATGAGCCACTTGTTACATATAGTTTACGTTCAACAATGTTCTGGCGAGGCAGGGCCGCGCCGAAAACCTTATCGATAGAAATACTGAAATCTGGATTGTCAATGTCTCCTGAACCGAAGGTTGAAAAATTATCTACCAGAATGCCATATTTGGTGCGTTCCAATCCATCGGAATCGGTAATTGACAAATCAGAAACCGTTTGCTCCAATAGGCTTAGGGTCTGGTAATATTCCAGGTTTTCTATACGGTGTTCCAATACACCAATATCACGCATTGTATAACGCTTGTTTTCAACAAATGTGACGATTGCATTTGCTGTACCTAGAGTGTATGGCTCAAGATATAGTTTGTATAGTATCATGGAATCGTCCATGACCCGAGGTTCCTGAGGGAACAAACTTGATTCACCTTGAACTAGAGTGAATGGCGAATCCTGATTTGTTGTCATTACAATATAATCACGGCGACCTAGATAATACTGGTAATCCGCTTGGAAGTTTTCGTTAGGATAAGGAACGCGTAAACCTTGAATCGTGTAATTCGGCGCGGCATTTGATGCATTAATGCGCTTTGGTCTAAAATCGATGCAATCGCGCAATGAATATGTTATGCCATCCTGTTTGGTGAATGATGGAACGGCAGCATATCCAGCGGTGTTGGCTGTATTTGGGTAAGAATCAACAGAGAAATAACCAAGAGTATCGCTTGTACCACCCGCAACATGCTCATACCAATCAAAACAAACAATCAATGGACCCGATGGCGCAGGAACACGCGGCTTTAAACGCAACGAAGCGTGATCATAATGACTGTCGCGTTGGCCTGTATCAAAAGTGTATTTGGTTGTAACATCGGTATAACCGGCGATTGAAGCACCGGCCGATGGCAATGCGGCGCCCGCCAGATCGTAAATCTTAACAACACGTGTAACGTCCGAAACAAATAGATTTATATCAACATCAGGAATACGTGATGGTGTTTGTATTGTTACCTGTCCAGCAGTTAAGTAAACGGTGGTGTTTGAAGTACCGAATACAAAGCTTCCGTTTGATGTTGGTTGCACAAAATGACTTGTGTTCGCGGAGAATAGACTCTTGCTCTTAGGAAGAATGTTTTGGCCCGAATTTAAATTAATTGCTGCATATACCGTTGCTGCGCCGGCCTGGCCAGAATCTTTTGCGGTAAGTGTCGCAACACCCAGCGCAATGGTAAGTGTCGATAGTTCAATCACACGGCCTGTTGTATCATCTATAACAATGAAGTTACTCAGAACGGCACTTGAAGTTCCTAGACCGCCGGCACCATTGAAAGTTTCGGCGGGATAAGTGCCCAGAGTTGCGGTTGTTGAACCAGCAGTGAAAGTAACAGCAATCTTTTTAATATATCGGAAACCTTGATCGGAAATACTACCCGCCTTAATAAATTTCTGCGGGAATGGAAATAGAAGGCTGTTTAGGGTTGTTTCGGACAAATATGCGGAACCGTTAGCAATGTTATCTTGTTTGCTTGCAATTGTAATATTGCCGTTTGCGCGGTTAGAAGGTGCGCCATTGGTATAAGCAGAAATCATTAGAGATTCGGCCATCTTGAAATCAAAGTCAATTGAGAATTGTGTTGCGGCGTTTAGAGTTTGTGTAAAGTTTACCGCGGTGTTAATTGTCTTTTCGGTCGCGTTTGCGGTGTAGCGCGAAATAACATGTGTTTCGGCAAGTAGCGCGCCGCCTGTTGAAGGAATGATACGTAATGTAGCGCCTGCATATGCTGCGGAGTTTGCTGAGAATTTGTTTACGCCGGTATCGTAAATCAAAATACCATTGGCCGTGGTTGCCAGAACATTTGAGGTGATATTTGCAAAATTGGTATCGAAAACCGACATGCGATATGTGCGCGTATTTGCGTTAGCGGTATTTGATCCGCCCTCATATGTAACGGCGCGGACATGGCCCGTGCCGATTTTGGTTGAAGTGTAGCCTGTGTTCGAAAAAAGATTGGCAAACTGATATGGCACAGAATGGAAATCAACCAACTGCCCAACAGTTGCATCCATTGAACCGCGCATATCGCCAACGATGATATAGTTACCGTAATTCATTGGAATATCATAATTATTTACGGCTGAGTTGGCCCGCGCCCGAGGAATAGTTATCGCTTTCTGTGAAATACTTTCATATTCGTAGCCCTTTACATATGCTTTACCTGGATCAAGACGAACGTCAATAGAAGTATCATCGGTTGGATGATCAAAAACGTTGATTAAAAAAGGTCGTACGGTATACGAACCAGATTCGTCATATGTGCGCCGCGCCAGAGTATCACCTAGGGCCGAATATTGGGTATAAACAACTTCTGATTTGATTGAGCCCTCAACAATTTTCATAATTTCAATAAATGTATCATCATCTGACGAATCTATGGAACGGATAGCAAGATCAAAATTAATTTGCAGGCGATTAGCACCAGGCGCCTGATAGTTTGAGGCTTCTTGTGCAGGATCAAGTAATGTGGTATCCGCAGATGAATTGATAATATCGTTGGTGTATTCTAGTCCGATACGCGCATTGGCCCGCGCCGAGAATTTATCAACCACAATTGTTTGCTCAGGAACTTTAACGAAATATCCATTAATATAATAAATGCCTTCCGAAATAGAAACCATGGTTGCAGAACCATTTGAATTGGTGGTAGCAACATTCGCATATACATTTGCGAATGATTTTATTGTTGTGGCTCCGGAGAATTCCTGCCCAGTTAGATATTTGATAATCAAAACTGGACCATCATTGGCGGTAGGCTCTTTTGTACCAACCACAACGGCCTGCACATATGAGTTGCCGGTTGAATGTGTGATTGTGTTGCCAAGGAAAGAACCAACAGTAATATCGGTATTAGCATATTGCGCCGCAAGATTAAGGTGAGTTGCGCGATCATCTAATGAGATGCTACCGCCCAATACCTTTGAACCGTTCTTAAATACGTGATTACCAAAACGTTCAATTTGGTTTTGCAAGATAGTACCAATTTGGGTAAGTTCTGTTGCCTGTACGGCGTAACCAGGACGGAACAACAAGGACATGTAGTTCTTTTCTTCATCCCAATTGTTATAATAAGGAGTGATACGAACTTCCGCTGGAACGATCTTTGATGTTGCAATATTGGCAGTTGACATTATTATTCCTTAAAACTTAATTGTAATCTTAAAATCTTCTGATTGGTTGACATTTCGTGAAATTGCCACGATATTGTCAACATATAAGAATTCACCGGTGTTGATTTTCAAATCCGGAAGACCAATTGATGTTACATACTTAGAAGCCGCCGAGGTAACTCCGACTAGAGGGTCAGAGATAGGAGTTCCTGCGGTATTCGTAACTAATACAACGGTATTGGCAGAATCATATTCCACAACAGTTCCGTAGAATGTAGCCGTTGCCAGAGATGCACCTTGGTAAACATATTCATCTTGAACATAATCTGCACCTACTCCGGAAACCGTTAGGTCAAAGGTTTGGGAATAAGCACTATTTCCGGCTGGTGCCAAATTGCCGTAAGTAAGCGGATTAAGCAATATAGCAACTTGTCTAAAGTCATTGGATACGCTCAATACGCCACCTTCACTATTTATAAGCCTTGGGTTGAGGATTAAGTTCTTTCCAACGAGTTCATATAACGGATCAGCACCATGGCCGCCCGGCGGTCCAATCAAAGCTTTTGCGGTAGCGCCCGAACCAGCGCCGCCCGAAATAGTAACCGATGCATTTGTATATCCTGTACCGTAATCTGTTAGCGTGATGGTATGTACTAATCCAGAGGTTAAGTTGATATTTGCCGTGGCCGTGGCTCCGGTGCCGTCACCGCCGATTGCGATGGTAATATTTGAGTTATTTGAATACGCGGTACCGCCTGAGGTTAATGAAATACCATAGATAGCGCCATCCGTGGCGCCTTCCTGTACGTCCCATTGCAACGAACCATCATCGGCCGATAAAGATTTAATAGGAATATAAGAACCTGTCGTGAAACGAATCTGCTCCGAACCCGAGACAGAATACATGAATTTCCATGTGTATCCGTCCGCCGTTTGTGTGATGTTTGTTGGATTGATTGCCGTTGGCTTAACTGTTGAGTTGGCCCCGCCGTTATTGTATAGACACTTATAAACGTTGAAATCTGAATTAACCACATAGAATTTGACGTTATCTTGCCCTAACGTTAGACTGTTCTGGTCATATTGGGTATAAACGGTGTTCGCAGTCCAGTCATATCGCGGAATGCAATGCTGTACGTCATTGCCTGTAATGCGTTTGACTCCAATAATTGATTGCCATATTTCCGCGCTGTGTGCTGGTGAAGTATTGGCCGTGGCTGGTACGGCTTCATTGCTCCATGGCAATTTTTTACCAAACGTGAAAAACACATTAGCAGATGCCTGGTTGGAAATAGTATCTTTAAAGATAGAGGCTGTAAAAACTCTATGATTGTCAAGTAATGTTGGCACGGTTTGTTCCTTTTTCTATATTTATACGGTGCGGCCGAACGAAACGGTGCCCGTATTAGCTGCTCCTGCATATGGATGAATAACATAAAATACGTTTGTATTGGCCACCTGTCCAACGGTAAAGATACCATTGGCTATATTTGCCGTGTCGCCGGTCAAGATATCCAAATACACAGTGGCGTTTGCTGTCATTCCGTGGCTTGTATAGGTTACGCGCAAGTTTTGTCCATTTGCTACGCCTGCGGTTAAGAAAGTACCAGTTAAGAAAATCATCTGTTGGTTTGTGTTGTAGTCTGCGGTGCGATCTTGTTCCTCACCATTATCTTCAACCAAATATTCACCAAATAGTTTCATGCCGCCGGGATGCACGATACTTTCAACATATGATTTGTATTCTTTCAATGAGTTTTTGATCTTGGCAACATATGAGAAGTTCTGGTAGTAATCGCGGTCCTGTAGGAAGTTATATGAACTTATATGTCCATCGTCGTTTAGGTAACGGCCATCATACGTATATACACCAGTAACGATTGTTGCTATGGCCTGTGCCGTACCGTCTCCGGATTGCGTTAGATTTAGGGTAGGCGCCGTTGTGTAATCTTGGCCGCGGTTTGTAATCGTAATACGTTCGATGGCTCCTAGTACCGAAGTAGTCATGCCGATTTCTTCACCGTCACCAAGAATAGCCTTTGCAACTACGTTTGCGCCAGATCCTGTAACTGTCGCCACATTTAAGGTAGGCAAGGCAGATTGTAGATAACCAAAACCACCAATAACCCAACCCGTATTGGCCGTAAATTGAACAAGATTGATTGCGCCATTGCCATGAATTGACTTAACCTCGGCGTTAGCGCCGAATCCTTGTGCCGCCGTGAATTGGATTCGATCACCAACTGTATATGATAGACCTCTGCTCACAACTTCCATACGTCCCAATATACCTAGAGACTTGACGGTTGTGTTTGCAATAACGTCCACGGTCGGTATCGAGGTATAATTGATGCCTCGATTACGCAATGATATGGAAGTAATGGGTCCAATTGGACCGTACACAAATGAACTTAAAGCATTAATGAGGGTGGTATTTGCATTCGGAGATGATATCAAGATATTCAGGTTAGAATAAACGGCATTTGACAATAGAGTATTTGCTTCAACCTGAATTGTGCTTGAAAATATGTTGTATGTATTCGGGTGATATGTTCCTGAGGTGTCAACAGTTACAACATTAGCATTGGCCAATGAACCACCGCCGCCGCCGCTAAATAGCATGAATTCATTTCCGCGGAAACCGGCTCCAGGCGCGACAATTTGAATTGACGCTAGGTTACCTGAGGAAACCTGTGTAATAGAAGCCATGGCTCCTGTGCCGCTGCCAGACTCGATTATTACCGTATTTCCAACGGAATAACCTTCACCTGGTTGAGTTATATTGATGGAATTTAAAATTCCACCAAAAACATTGGCGGAGAGTGACTTAGTAGCTCCGTTCTCAATAAACGTGGTAAAAACGGTTTCTCCGTTAAGGAATGTACCTTTATCGGAAGAAATGATTAATTCTGAGATGAGTGTTCCGTTTTCGTAGAACCGGTCGACTTTTTCGATGATGGCCGATGCATTGGAGGTATTGCCAGTAACAACTTTGGAAACGAAGTTTTGTATGGCAGTTAGATTATTATTAGCGATACCAGCAATCTTTGTATCTTCCACACGAAGGGATTTCTGAATAAACCATTTACCGTCCGATGCTCGCAGAATATCAAGTTTCGGATAATAGATATCCGCTTCATTTCCGTCCGTCAACAAACGCAATAGAAACTTAAGTGATTTCTCCGAACCTTTAGAGCGATAAAAATCCTTGACGTTTTTAAGGATTACTTCTTTATCGGTCAAAATATCTCCGGGCAGAAGCTTAAGGAAATTCGCATAAAACTTCTGAGAAAAATCGGTTAGAGTTGTGTCAACGTCAATGTAATTTAGAAGGTTCTCTGCGCGTTCAACAACACGACCCTGATTCAATACGGCCTTGTTTTCTTGTAGGTATTCATAATACGCTTCCATAAACGCAACAAAGGTCCTATGGTCATTACGGACATAAAAGGGGACCTGCGAGTTAACCAGATTGCTGATGCGATTATTGCTTGACATTATGTGTTTTCGTTTACCGCGGTTACTTGGATACTTGAACCATCGTTATCGTCGATATCCAAAATACGATTGCGCAATGGATAAATTGTTTCATCTAGAGGCTTAATGTTTATGGCCAGTATATCATTTGCATAGTAAGAATTTTCAACCAAAGCGGTTGGTAGAAAACTTAAAATACGAATTATGCCCTTATCATAATCAATCGTGCCGGCTGCCGCATTAACAATAACTTTTTCGCCGTTTGTTTTATAATAAAAGGTGCGTAGATCACCTGTTCTGTTTTGCAGAACGGCCGTTGCTGTTGCTCCTGCTCCTTCGCCGCCAGTTATGGCAATGATGGCGCGAGTATAATTTATGCCGCGATTGGCAATTGTAATGGTCGTTACCCGGCCATTCACAATCTTTGCGGTTGCGGTTGCGCCGATGCCATCGCCCGTAATAGTAACGGTTGGTGCAATTTCATAGTCTGTACCAGGATCAATAACATCAATGGAATCCAATCCAGTAAATGAATCCGGAATTTCTTCAAAATAAACGTTACGCGAAACGCCATTGATATCAGTGACGGTTACCGCTGGGTAAGAATATAGTTTATCCTGTGAGGAACCTTTATACAGAGATGCATTGAAATTCAAGGTATAATTCTTTGTTTCATTCAATGTTGGTTCAAACCGCTTCTGTAGGTATACGTCCAATTCAGATGAAGTGATTGAATTATCAACGGCGTCAAATGACCGTTGCAACACAGAGTTACGGAATACCGACGTAAATGAACGCAGATTGCTATCACGATAGTCAATGACGGCCTCGCGGATCAATGCACCAATTTCATCCTCATCATATGAAGTTAGTCTGCTATCATAATAGACTTTGGCTACAATGATAAAGTAAACGTATTGCGGGTCCACGATTTCCGCGGTTACGGTTAGAACACTTCTATTTTCCAGAATATCAGTAACAATGCGGTTCTTTTCAACAATGGAAATAGCATACCCGTCAACAGGACTTAGTGAGATAAAAATCTTACCATAGATCGGCGGATCATTTGATTCTCCGCCCCAAACGGCCGCGGAATAAATGTTTGGATAATCCTTTAGAATAATGGCCTGATAATCGTCAATGGTAACCGCACGGTTCTGAACCGTGTAGTGTATAGGTGCCCGTGTACGGATTTGTTCAATTGTTTCTTTTGCTGAACCGCCGGCCGCTGCTGTTACCGAGGTAACAATAACGTTGGCGGTAAAACCATCAATGTCCTGCACCAAGGTGAATGTGTTGGCCTTGTTTGCTGCGATACCTTGGGTATCGATATAGCGAATGAATACAATGTTTCCGTTTGATAAATTTTGACCAAGAATACCATCGCCAAATGTAATTGTATAAGAACCATTTGAATCTGGATTTTCTTCAACAAAATACACTGCTGAATTTGACTTCAACTCAGTTAGGTCTTCCGCTTCTGTGTAAGAATATGTTAGCGTGTTTGCAATAGATTCCTGCACTGTAACGATGATGGAATTCAAATCAACTGTGCCAGATGGGATTGTGTAGCGGCGTTTGGTATTGGAAGGCGATACCGTATAGGTCTGGGTGAGAAGTTCGCCCTGCTTTAGTTGAACGTTGGTGAACAGAAATGCGCCATTGGCGGTCTTGGTTGCGTTATTGGATGCAACCGTTAGGAAGTTATATGCAATTCCGTCAATTGGTTCCGATAGGAATTGAGTGTACCTATCCAGTGTTGCATTCTGCACAACTTGATCTTCCAATAAAGAAGGCGTGACGGTGATATTGACTACGGCAACTGGTGCATTTTCGCCAGCCGGCACATAGTTCATAAGCTTGGCGTGTGAAATGATTGAATTTCGGAGCTGGGCAGTATCAATGAACATTTCATTGGCTGCCATATTCAAATAGTAACCCATGTAATGTGTGTTATATGCGAGAAGATCGATAAGGACAGACATACCGGCGCCTTCAAAATCATAATCTGAAAATTCAGCTTGATTCCGTAAGAATTCTTTTAAGTTAGCTTTAATGCTATTAAAATCGAGTTCGGAAACTCGAAGGGCAGTATTTGCTTGTGCCATTTTTTACCTTATGCGTTCTAAGAATACCGTGATTGTATATGGTTCGGTACGATTAATTGGTCTAAATGCTATACGAGCCGTATAGCCGTTTTCATCGGGGCGTGACTGAACCACAACATCAATAACCTGGGCCCGAGGTTCAAAGTTTTGAATTACCTGAATAATCGCATCCTTCAGGAGGTTTGCGGTCATCATGTCTATGTTTTCAAATAATAACTTCTGTGCGTTTGACCCTATCTGAGGATTGAACGGTCTATCATAGAAATTGGTAAAAATCAAGTTGCGAACGGACCGAGCAATGGCTTCGACACCAACCTTCTTTGTTATGTCTCCGGTAACCGGATGCATACCAAAATTAAGGTCAAGATCACTATAATCTGATTTCCGTGCTACTTTTTGTACGTTTACTATGGCCATGACTGTATTTATGTCCTACTTTGGAGGTGTTGTTTAGTAGGCAGTAACATTATCAGAGCCGGTGACGGCCGTAACTTCAATGGGAGTATGTAGGAGATTATCTGGCGCGCTTCCAGGATCTCCAATTGTAATAACTCTTTTTCCCTCTATTGTAACCGTAGTACCATTAACCGCCAACAACGGACCTTCTCCATGCGAATTTTTATCTCCTTCAACCGCCCACAATAAACCATTTACAAAAACAGAACTTTGACCAGTAACCTGGGTTAGAGCACCGCAGGCTCGTAAATCTGCAACGCGGTGAGCTACCGGCATTAAGGATTCAATTCAATTGTCGGCGCAACCATTGTGGTTGCGCCGGACGAGGTAGTTGTAAATGTTGCTCCCATAGTCATAACGGTATCACTTCCTGATATGGTTCTAAACTTTGTAGCTGCGGATACACCCACCATACCCGAAGATGAGCCTATACCCACACCTTCATCGCCTGCGAAAAGAGCAATGCCGGCCGATGAATGTTCAATGCCACCCAAGACCTTTGTGGTTTGGTCACCACCAACAGCAACTTCTTGATTACCCTTAACCGCTGTATTATGATTTCCGTGTACGGTTGTTTCCATATTACCTTCCACAATATTTGTCATATTGCCGGAGACGCGCATCTCGTAGTTACCTTGAACCTTCAAGGAGCCACCACCCATGATAGTAACATCTTGACTTCCGGAAACCAAAATCTTATTATCGGCCAATGTAATTTCATATTTGTCCTTCAATGATTTAATGACAATATTTCCATCGGGTCGCATTTCAATTTTTGCACCGGTTCTATGTGTAATTTGCACATATTCATTATTCATTTCATCGCTGAATGTAAATGAATTGCCTGACCGACTAATAACGCGGGTTACTTCACCTTGATTTTTTTCAGAAGGAACTAAAGTTTCTGGTTCTTCCCAACTTGTCCTATTTTCTGCCATATTAACCTTTCAATAAACTTTGTAGTTCTGCCAATTTTCCCTCAATGGCCACCCTTGGTGCACTTCCCGATAAATCCTCAAACATTTTTTTAAATGCGGCGGCCTTTTCTGGTATCATACGTTCCACCATATCGGAAGTTATCTGTGAACTTGGAAGGAAATTTCCACTGCCGCCTAGAATAGGTATGCCCGAAAGCAGGCCCGAAAATAATTCTTTGGCTTTATCAATCAAATCAGACGCAACATTTTCCACATCACCATTTGCTTTCAGCAATTGAGGAATTGAACCGAAACCACTTAGTCCCGTCATAGCCACATCTGCCATGGCCGACAATCCAGTTATAGAATCATCTGTTACAATTTTATTCAGTGCTTCTTTAAGTTCTTTTGTGTTCTTTACATCTTTTAGAGCTTCCAGCATATTGGCACCAAATACAGCAGGATTAACTCTGGTTATGTTTTGCATAAATCCATCGCCATTTGCGGGCGTAAATTCGGCTGATGTTTCGGCAATATTTTGGAATGCCGTCATTACTTCGGTTGGAATTTTAGATTTTAGTTCATTTAAAAGATCGCCCTTTAAAAAATCATCAAATATTTTTGATAATTTGAATATTTGGCCCGGCAACAGCGCGGCCATAGCAGTCGTAAATATTGATGCATCAATGCTTAACGCCGTATTTACATTTTTCACCGGCGGAGGAACAGTTACCGTTTGTGGATTTGCGCCCATTTGTGTGGGTATTTCCCGGCGTTGCTTGACCGAAAGTTCTTCCTGTTGTTCAACATGGCGAACATCTAGTTTACTTTTATCAGAACCACGGCCATTCGGCACTTTTTCTTGATCAACCTTGCCTGGACCAGAAATGGTTGGATTTCGTTTTGCTTCATATGCCGCCCTAAGAAATTCAAGACTAATATTTCCCGGCATGGCAGGATTTGCTTTTTGTTTCTGTGAACCAACAACACTAACAACTTGGCGTATAGATGGATTAGTCTTATTTACCTGTACGATTACGCGAGTACCCACCTGCGGAGGCGAAGGACCATCCGAGCCAAAACCTTCGGGTCCCTTTAGAATATTTACCCATGTTGTTTCTTGTGCTGGATTGGTGCCGTCAATTGCTTCGCAATGTACCTTAACCCGGCCCAGACCTTCGGGGTCATCAATCGCGGTCACGAAACCTGAATTAGGAATAAAACTATCTTGCATTATAATTCCCCCACAGCCACCGTTTCAGATACACAATCAATTGTAGTTGTGCCGAAACCGCCTGCTTTATAATTATGCGACAATGAACAAATCAAATAATCACCACTTCCATATTCTGGTTGTCCCTTCGTGATTTCATCTTTAGAAATAAACATTGCATTGATCACTGTTCCTGCATGTAAATCTGGATTGAATGGTACAGTCATTCGCAGTCCAATCTTATCTTGTTCCAAGAGGCTCATGCGGGCCTGTCGGAGGTGAAGATATTTCTCAACACTTACGTCACATCCTTCTGAGGAACCAGAATCCGTTAGAGCATATTTAGTCAATCCGGCGCCGATGCCGGTTGTGCGCTGCTGCCCGCCGAATAGTGATAATATGCCGTTTTGTATATTCTCAATGATACCAGATGAATTTCCCACTCCGTTTAGAAGGTCAGAAAGCAAATCAAAGTCACAGGGAAATTCAAATGACATTATAGACCAAGGATTGGCAAAGCCCGCTTCATTCGTGCCCTTTTCGTTCCAAACATAATAAGCAACAGGGCCGCCTTTGGCCATATCAGCAAGTGAACGAAAATGGTGTGTGCCCGTTGTATTTTCAAATGTCATGAAGTGGACAAATGAAGGGTCTGTGCCATTAGTTAATGCTACCTCGGCTTGTTCTGCCACGACCTGATAGGGGTGTATATTGGTTGCCGAATAATTGCGTGTTGGAACAGAATTTTCTGTGTGGGTATGTGCTGCGCCTATGCCATTCAAAACCTCGGTGACCACCGCGGTAGGTGTTGTACATACCCATTGCTTGGCCACGCGAGACTTGGCGTTTGATAAAGCATCAACATCAATGGCGTGCATTGTATATGTTTCCATTTGCATGTTCATCATTTTGCGGTTATCAATGCGGTAGATTGTTTGTTTTACCAAAAGTTCCTTATCAAGGTCTTTCTTATATAGATTGAATGATAGAGTCTTGCCTTTAAATAGATTTAGGTCCTTTACTTTATTATCTGGTGCAAAATAAATCGGATCTTGAAGTTCAACCGTGGTGTGAATAGATGGCGTTAACAGACTTTCGACACAGGTAACGGAAGCAATTGAAGATTCATATAGATATGATTCCGGTACACCATCAACATGCATAAATAAAACTGTGGAACCATCACCATAGTCACCGACTGGTATTTGTTTATTTGGAGGTGCTACCATTACCGAACTACTCTGCGACTAATAATACTCTTTACGCCCGACTTAGACAACAGTTCCTGGAATTCACCCAAAACTTGTGATAGATTTTCCTTTTTAAGTAATTTAATATTGCGTTTACTATCGTTTGCATCTTGTTCCCATGTCAGGCAATCAACGGCCGCGCGTGTAATTAATACCTCTATAGAACGGCCGCTTGAAAGAGTTTCTGTTTCTAGAGATGATTCGGGAAGTGCAGTATATGCCGTTAGATCGATTTCCAACGTAATCCGATTATATACATCGCTATTCACATCGGTACGTTTAATAACTTTGGTATAGTGATGGGTTAAGGCCGCGGCGGCAGCCAGACTGCCGTATTTGTCCTCAATATATTTGGCGAAGGCATCTGCTTTAAGTGGCCAATCAAACAGTGGGTTGACAATATCATTCATTAATAGAATAATCCAGTGATATTCTGAATCACCATAATATCTATCCGCCAAGTTTTCAGGTGTATCCTGTTCTCTAATTAAATAATCATAATACGCAAAGGCATTGTTCTTTACTTCAGAAATAACACCTAATCTAAGAAAGATATTCGTAACGAAATCCTGATTGCGCCTGCCAGTTTTAGCAATGTCATAACTAACAAGAGGAAAAAGATCATAGAATTTTGACATGTATTAAAATCCTTGTAGAATTCGCAATTTTGTATTTACTTCAAGTTCACGGAATTCAATTTGCATACGGCAAGAAACGGGACTACCGGTGCCCCTGAATGTCGAATAAACGCCTTGCGGTGCATAGTCAACACTTATTTTAGATAACGCACATGTACTAATGCGGTGTATACTTTCATTTTCTCTACCGCGATTAAAAAAGGTAATATCAAATTCCGAAGGCGGAACATAAACGAAAGCACCAAAGTCTGTTTGATATTCAGGCGCCGCATGAAATCGCAGAGTCTTGATTATTTCTTCCATTGCAATTGTTTCGGAATGTGAATCCGGCGCGAATAAGAAATCAAATTGAAATGTGCGCTGTAATGTATTGCGGAACAAAACTTCAATGCGTGGATTGATTGGTCTTTGCGCTATTTGTCCAATCGTCGAACCAAGGCTCGCGGCCGCGCTTAGACCACCAACAGCGGCGCGAATTGC